TTACCCTAAGCCTGATGGTGTGTACAGCCTGAGGTTCAACTGCATACTCAGGAACGACGAACTTAGTGCTGACACAGACGAGTTAGTTATTCCTAGCCAGCCTGTGATACACATGGCAGTGGCTCTATTAGCTCGTGAGCGTGGCGAGACAGGCGGTACATCGGCAGCAGAGTACTTTGGTATTGCTGACAAATATCTGTCTGATGCGATTGCTCTGGACGCACAGAAGCATCCTGAAGAAGTCATCTGGTACACTCCGTAGGAGACTAGTGAATGGCACAGCCACTACAAAGTTTTAATCTAGTTGCTCCTGCGTTTAAGGGAGTTAACACAGAAGATTCTCCGATTGCACAAGATCCGTCTTTTGCTGATGTCGCAGATAACGCTGTTATTGACAAACGTGGACGTATTGCTGCACGTAAGGGCGTCTCAGTTATAACCACTGACAAGACTGAGTTAGGAACTGATTACGTCCACAAGATACACTACTTTTACGATGACGCAGGTAACGAAGAAGTACTGACGGCTGGTAACAACAAGATAATGACAGGGACAACTACCCTGACTGACGTTACTCCCGCTTCTTACACGATTACTACTAACAACTGGAAGATTGTAAACTTTAACGATAAGGCTTACTTCTTCCAACGTGGGTACGACCCTCTGGTGTACGATAACGCTACAGGGTTACGTACGTTTACTGTGGCTAATGGGACAGCTACTGATGCCACCCTTAAGTGTCACGAGGCTCTAGCAGCTTACGGCAGGCTCTGGGTCGTAGATAACGCAACAGACACCCAGACAATTTATTGGTCTGATCTGTTGATAGGAACAGACTTCACTGGTGGTTCCAGTGGTTCTATAGATGTATCTAAGGCTTGGCCTGATGGATACGATGAAGTAAGGGCGTTAGCAGCACACAATAACGCTCTGATTATATTTGGTAAGCACAGCATACTTGTATACGAAGGAGCGTCTAGTCCAGCTAGTATGGCTCTATATGATACTGTAGCTGGAGTTGGGTGCATCTGTAGAAATTCTGTACAGCACATAGGTACAGACGTACTCTTTATGTCTAACTCAGGTCTCAGGAGTCTTGGGCGTACTATCCAAGAGAAGTCTCTGCCTCTGTCCGATCTTAGTTTGAACGTAAAGACTGAGATTGTTAGTTTAATAGAAAATAGGACGTTGCCTACGGCATCTGTGTATAGCCCTGAAAACTCTTTTTATCTAATAGCGTTTCCAGATCAGCAAACAGTGTACTGCTTTGATCTAAAAGGAAGGTTAGAAAACGGAGCGTACAGGGTTACACGATGGACTTCTGTGCCTCACAAGTCTTTTGAGCTAAAGACTGACGGTACGTTGTACATAGGAACCTCTGATGGCATAGGAACTTACTCAGGGTACTCTGATAACACTACGTCTTATCGGTTTAGGTACTACAGTCCCGGTTTGACTTTTGGAGACCCGTCTAAAACAAAGTTTCTCAAGAAACTAAGACCTACTATTGTTGGTGCCAGCGGTACTACAGTATTTATGAAGTGGGCTTACGATTTTGCAACAGACTTTAACACTTACGAGTTTAGTGTAGGCAACCAGACTCCAGCGTACTACGGTGTTGACGAGTTTGGCATAGGTGAGTTTACAGGTGGAGAACTAACCACTAGAAACCCTGTTAATACAACAGGAAACGGTAGTATTATTACGATAGGTTTAGAGGCAGACATCAATGGGTCTTTCTTATCTCTCCAAGAAATTAACGTATTAGCACTTATAGGTAAAACAGTATGAGTAATTATACCAAAACAACTAACTTTACTGCTAAGGACAGTTTACCTTCTGGAGATAGCGGTAAGATCATTCGTGGTAGCGAATTTGACACTGAGTTTAATGATATTGCAACAGCAATTTCTAGTAAGGCAGACACGGCGTCACCTACCTTTACAGGCACTGTGACAATCCCAGCGTTGACGTTTACGGGAACTCTGTCTACAGGAACGATTGACGGAGGTACTTACTAATGGGAATCCTTAGTGATCTTTTGGGTGGCGTAGCTGCTGACTTATATCAAGAAATACCGCAAGAAATTAAAGGGTTGTACACCACGGCTCTTCCGCAGATAACGGCACCTGATGTTACGTTTCAGCCGTTCACTGTTACATCTGGCATGGGCGGTGTAACAGGAGGACCGACAGGAACAACCTATACACTGTCTCCTGAACAGCAAGCTATGCAACAACAGTTGTTTGGTGGGGCTGGGCAGTTATTTGGTCAGGCTCAGATGCCAACGGCTGATCGTGAGGCTGAAGTGTACCAGCGTATACGGGCTGCACAGGCTCCTGAGGAAGAGAGACAGAGGCTAGCACTAGAAGAGCGTCTGGCTCAACAGGGACGCTTAGGAGTACGTACGTCTATGTTTGGAGGAACGCCTGAAGCACTCGCTATGGAACAAGCGCAGTCAGAGGCTAGAGATAGGGCTATCTTGGCTGCTATGCAACAGGCGCAAGCAGAGCAAGCACAGCAGGCGCAACTAGGTGGTCAGTTCTTGCAGCAGAGCTACGCACCTCAGGCTGCACTCTTGTCTGCCCTTAGTCCTGCCCTAAACGTCGCTGGTATGGCTGATGTGGCACGTAGACAGCAAGGTGAGTTTGATCTAGAGACTGCTATGTCCAACCTGCAAGCAGAATTAGGACTTAGGACAGGATACGGTAGTTTGTACGGCGGTGTTTACAGCGGTTTGTTGGGAGGCTTAGGCGGTCTTTTGACAGGATCCGGTAAACCTTGGTGGATGCCCTAAAGAGAGGAAAGAATAATGGCTAATATGTCAGGAATAGCTAGTATGCTAGCGCAGTCCGGGGCTAACATCGGACAACAAATAGGAGCGCCTATTTCAGCCTTTGGTCAAGGCTTAGGAGGTATGCTTACTGCTCGTAAAGAGAAACAGAGGGAAGAGGCTGCTGCTCAAGAAGCACAAGCGTTGCTTCAGCAGTACGCTAACAATCCTGCACAGCTTAACGCCATAGGCCAGAAGTACGCTACTGAAGGCAACGATGCGTTGTCTAAGTTGTTTCTTGATGCTGCTAAGATGGCTACTCAGAAACAAGTAGCCGGTCTTGAGCAGGCTGGTGCAGAGGCAACGAGGCGAGCAGAAGGAGCTAGGGAGCAACAGCAGCTACGAGAGGCTCTTAACGCTGCTAGACAGAGAGGAGATACTAATGCTGTGAGGGCGCTTAGTAGTAGGGCTATGAGCGCGTCTGAGTATCTAAAGAGCTTGGCTACAACAGAGCCAGCAAAACCTGTTAGTTTATCTCCCGGTGGTGCGTTAGTTTCACCTACCGGAGAAGTCTTGTACGAGCGTCCTTTTAAACCTGAGGCTCCTGCAGCAAGTAAAGGTATTAAAACAATAGCTCGTGAGGACGGTTCAGTATCTGTATTAGACGCTGACGATGGATCAATAATCAGTACCCTACCTCCTCCTGATAAGGGCGAGGGTGACAGGGACTCTGCCTTGAACCTTATCGCACAGACTACTAGCTTTATCCAAGACATAGATAAGCTGATGGACCCCGGATTTATGGAGAAAGGTTTTGTCGGGGGTGTAACTGCGGGAGTGCCCGGATTTCCTGCGTATGATCGCGAGAAAGAACTTTTGTCAATCAGGGCTAGACTTGGCTTTGACCAGATCAACGAAATGAAGATACTCGCGGCTGAGTCAGGAGCCTCTGGTACTGGCTTAGGACAAATTTCTAACATTGAATTTATGTCTTTACAGTCTACTATTGATGCTATCTACGTAGGTATGTCAGGAGAGGCGCAGAACGAGGCGCTTGCAACTATCAAGAAGCACCTGTTGAACGTACAGAAGCTAGCCTCCGGCGTTGCTCCTGCTGACGCTATTGAATGGGATAGGCCTGAGTACAAGGCTGTGGGATACCATAAAGATCCTGAAACAGGTAACGTATTCTACGCACCTGACGGACCCAACGGTACTGTATACAAACTAGTGGATGGTAAATTCAAGAAAATTGGAGCGTAGAAATGTCTTTTGATGAAGATATGGCGGCATTTCAAAGAGCAATAGGAACACCTGCCGAAGGTGAGCCTATGGTGTCTGAGGAAAAGAAGAAAGAGTTATTGATGGACGATGAGTCTGCTTTTCAGAGGGCTATGGAAGCTGACGCAGTTGTACTAGACAACTCTGACGTAGAGACAGAGAAGACTTCCCTGTGGAACAGATTTTTCTCTGAGCCTTACGAGAGGGGTATCCAGAGACAAGCGGCAGTGTTTGAAAGAATCGCTAGTACGGCGCAAGCAAACACTATTGAAGGACTGCAGGCTGCTCTGGCTGACCCGGAAGTTTTAAAGGAGCAGTACAGGCAGAGTACAAACTTAGGTTCTGTTTTAATTCAAACAATGACTACTCCTTTGTCTATGATGTTTGATTCTGCTTCTGAGATGGTAATGTTCGGAGCAGGGGCAGGAGTTGGTATGCTCCCTGAGGGTCTTAGAGAGGGTGCTAAAGAACAGTTTAAAGCCTTAATGGAAACGGAAGGAGGTCAACTAGCTTGGAACGCTGCTGGTCAAGGAACGGAGGCGTGGGAAAAGTTTAAGGAAACTCATCCAAACGAAGCGGCTAATTTAGTAGCTGTTATGGATTTAGGTTTTACTAAAGGAACAGGAACCTTAATCAAAAACACGGCTCCTGAATTAAAACCTATGAAGCTAGAGAGAGTAGGTTTACGAAATGAGGTAAAACCTCTAGCTGGAGGAGACGCTGACGTTTACAACATTCTGTTTAAGGGTGACAAAAAAACACCTGAACAAGTAAGGATGACGGAAGATCCAAAAGGCGTTCTCGGAACTCAGGAACAACTAGCTTCAGCAGAGCAGCTTGAACTTATAGATATAGCTAAATCTGCTGGCGTGTCTGGGAACAAAACTTTTCAACAGAATTACAACGCTTTTCAGGGGTATTACGATCAGCTAGAAGACAGCTTAATGAAAATGCTCGCTAGAAACGAAAAAAAGGTTAATTGGGCTGAACTAGATCAGAACTTGAGACTAAACGTAAAGCAAATTTTTGACGAAGTTGTTGTTTCTAATCCTAAACTGATGTCTAACAAAGCAGCCAAACAAGAAATGGCTACTCTGTACAACGAGTTTTTATCTATACTTGACGAACAAGGCGGGACACTACAGGGCTTTAAGGTGTCCAGAAGTATGTTTGACGAAAGACTAGGCAGAATGGGCTATGATTTGTCAGGAGACAAGCTGACACCAAGGAACTTGGCAGCTATGTCTGTACGTAGAGCAGTCAATCAAACAGTATACGATGTTGTTCCTGAGGCAGAAAAACTTGTTTCACAAATGTCTAAAATAATACCGCCTTTGGGTGCTTTGAACGCTAAAGCAGCAACAGAAGCTACAACTAGATTTGGTAGGTTCATAACAACACTAGGGCTTCCACAGTACAGCGGAAACACCGCACTGTCTGTAGCAGCTAACGCTGTATACGTATTAGGAGGCACTGTTGTTGCTAGCCCTTACTTTTACATTAAGAACCAACTAAAGCGTCCCGGCCCTGCTAAGGTAAGAGCTAAGTTGTCTTACATCAAAAGAGATATGTTTGATGAAATACGTAAAGCAATTAAGGCAACCAAAGACCCAGTTAAGCGTAGTATTTTACAGCGCGACAGCAAAGAAGTTTACACTTATCTAAACGCTGTATTTAAATCTGTAGAGCAGGAACTTGAGGAAGAAAAAGAGGCTTCTAATGGCTGATTGGATGAGTAGGTTTTCTGCTAACTATAAAAAACAAGAAGAAATTAAGAGGGTACGGTATGCTA